ATGGGCAGAAGTGCCAGGGGCTTATACAGTCGTTTTAAACGGCTCTCAAGCCAATACTGCATGGGTATCTACTTCTGCTGATACAGGAACTATTGGAGTTACTCCAATTACTTTTGTTCAGTTTTCAGGAGTTTCTACTTATTACGCTGGCACAGGGTTAACCCTAGCTTCTAATACATTTAGCATTACTCCTGTAGGCACAGCAAATACTTATGGATCTGCAAGTGCAGTTCCTGTATTTACTACTAATGCAAGTGGTCAAATAACTGCCGTAACAAATACCACTATTGCTATTGCCAATACTCAGGTTTCTGGCCTTGGCACAATGTCAACTCAAAATGCCAATGCAGTAGCCATTACAGGCGGTTCTATTGATGGAACTACTGTAGGCTTAACAACGGCTACTACTGTAAGAGGAACAACTATTACTGCTACTTCGCAGTTTAGTGGCCCTGGCACAGGATTAACTGGCACAGCTACTTCATTAAGTATTGGTGGAAATGCTGCTACTGCAACATCATCAGGAAGTGTAACCAATAGCGTTACATTTAATAGCGGTGGTGCTGGTGGTGTTTCACCAATTACTTATAACGGCTCTGTAGCTCAAACCATTTCCTATAACACTATTGGCGCACCTTCTACAACAGGATCAGGCGCATCTGGAACTTGGGGTATTGCCATTTCAGGTAATGCTGCAACTGTAACCAATGGCCTTTATTCAACAGGATCTTATTCAAATCCTACTTGGCTTACTTCTATTTCAGGCTCTATTGTGAGTGGAGCTGTAGCAAGCGCAACTTTAGCTGCAAGTGCTACAAATATTGCTGGTGGAACAGCAGGGGCTTTAGCCTATCAAACAGGCGCAGGAGCTACAACATTCCTTTCATTAGGAACTACAAACTATGTATTGACGGCTGGTGCAACTGCTCCTCAATATGTAGCTCAATCTACCCTTTCTGTTGGATCTGCCACAAACGCTACTAATGCGACTTATTTAGCTGGTGGAGTAGCTGGCTCTATTCCTTGGCAATCTGCTGTTGGTGTAACTGGCTTTACTGCTTTAGGCACAACTGGTCAAGTTTTAACCTCTAATGGCACTAGCACTCCTACTTGGACTACTCCAACATCCTATGCGACTGTTACCGATGACACCACTACAAATGCAACTCGTTATCCTTTGTTCGCTAATCAAACAACTGGAAACCTTACAACTGAATATACAAGCTCTACTAAGTACCAATTCAATCCTTCTACTGGCCTTCTTACAGCCACAGGATTTAGCGGATCAGGCGCAAATTTAACTTCTTTGCCAGCAGGACAGCTTTCAGGAACTATTCCTAGTGGAGTTTTAGGCAATTCAACGCTATATATTGGCACAACTGCTGTAGTTTTAAACGCTGCAAGCGGTTCTATTACTTCTTTGGCAGTCAATATTAGCGGTTCTGCTGCAAGCGCAACAACAGCTACAACTGCCACAAATGCTACAAACGTAGCCATTACTGATGATACTTCTACAGCAGCAACTTTTTATCCAACAATCGTAAGTAGTTCTACAGGAAATTTGCCTGTTAAAACTTCTTCCACTAAACTTCAATTTAACCCATCGACAGGAGTTTTAACTTCTACTGGCGGTATGGGTGGAGGAGCTTTCTAGATGGCGCAAACAGGATTTACACCTTTATTAATATATTCAAGCTCTACGGCTACTAATGCGCCTACGGCTGGCAATCTATTAAATAATGCTACAGGCTCTGAATTAGCTATAAATATTGCTGATGGTAAGCTTTTTTACAAAGATTCTGGAAATGCTGTTCAAGTAATTGCTTGGAAAACCACTCCTACAACTGCTGGTGGTACTGGTCTTACTAGCTATACGGCTGGTGATTTGCCTTACTATGCATCAGGAACAGCATTAAACAAATTATCTATTGGAACTAATGGTCAAATTCTCAAATCTACTGGATCTGTTCCAGCTTGGGAATCTGTATCAAATTTAGCTGTTACAAGCATTAGTTTTGGATCTACAGGATTAACTCCATCTACTGCAACGCAAGGAGCAGTAACTGTTGCAGGAACTCTTGTGGTTGGAAATGGTGGAACAGGATTAACAACCCTTACTGCTAATTACATTCCTTATGGCAATGGGACAAGTGCCTTTAGTTCTAGTTCAACACTTACCTATAACGGAACTATTCTTTCAGCAACACAAGTTCAATCAGCTACTATTGGATCAGCTACAAGTAGTGCTTTAAGCCTTCAAGCTAATGCAACAACATATGCCACTATTGCCTCATCAGGAGAATTTTTAGTTGGATGTACTTCATTGCCAGTATCTAATAGAACTTTGGGATGGGGAGCAAAAACTCATGCATCAGGCGGTTTTCAATGTTATCAAGTAGGTTCAAATTCAGATTGGGGCATAAATTCTACTTCAGGATCTATTTGTAATTTTTATTCCGATACAGGTTCTGCGCTTACTTATGCTGGTTCTATTTCAGTAAATGGAAACATAACAACTTATGGCTCTATTTCAGACTATCGTTTAAAAGAAAATATTGAACCAATAAAAAATGCATTAACTATTGTATCTAAATTAAATCCTGTTACCTATAATTTCAAAAATGGCGGTCAAAAATCACAAGGTTTTATTGCTCATGAATTACAGGCTATTATTCCTGATGCGGTAACAGGAGAAAAAGATGCAGTAAAAGAAGATGGAACTCCTGATTATCAAGGTGTTGATACTTCATTTTTAATTGCTACACTTGTAGCTGCAATTAAAGAACTTGATTCAAAATTTGATGCTTATGTTGCATCGCATCCTTAAAGGTTAAATATGACTACATTAATTCCAAAAGTTGACCTAATGAATGGGGGAACTACCCCTACAGGAGCTATTAATAGGCCAATTAATTTAAAACTTCAAGATTCTGTTCATGTTAAAGATTTTGGTGCAATTGGCGATGGAACTACTGACGATACTACAGCTATTCAAAATGCAATTAATTATGCTGCTGCTAATAAATGTGAATTAGAGATAACAAACGGCACTTATTTAGTTTCAACTGTAAAAATTGAAAACATAACAAATTTTGTTATTCATGGAGCTGCATCCATTATTGGTCAAGCAACAGGTACTTACGATGCTGTTTTAGAAATTCACAATACTGTAGAAATGACTATTCATGGTCGTTTAGCTGTCAGCGCATCTTACAATATAGGCTATGGTGCAGCGATTAAAGTTTGGCAATCAGGTGCAGGCACAACATCTTATTTGATGTTTGATAACGTTTATGTTGCAAATGCTCAAGTTGGTTGGTTATTTGGTGATATTACTCAACCTGATGTTGTTCTTTCTGAAATCACTGTAAAAGGCGGTGAAACTTATGCTTGCGCTATTGCCGTAAAAGCTATAGGTGCTGAAACCGTAATTAACTTTATTGGTACAATATTAATATCTTCTTATGGATCTGGTACAGGCGCTTGGTTAAGTTTGCCTAGATATATTGTCTATACTATTGGCGCTTATGTAGGTGTCACTAGTGGCGAAATGTTAATGGTCGATATTACAACTTGGGTGGGTGTAAAAGTTGAACCAATCGCTAGTCCTGTTTTAGGAAATATTTATGGAAATGTCATTTGCGTAGGGGCTGAATTTGAATGTGCAAGTCAATATATAGTAATTATAAATCCTAATGCTTTAACACCTATTGCAGCAGCAGCAGCAGAATGTTCTGTAAGATTTATTGGATGTAATGGTTATCATGGTGGAAATTTTGCTCCATTAGTAACTATTGATTCAGATTATCCAGGGTCTATTGTTTTTAATAGCAATAATTTTTATGCTGGTGTTTCTCGTACAGTAGGAAATATTGATGCAGCTTCTTCTGGAAACAATATATGCAATATATATTGCGATGCACAAAGTTTTGGTTATAACTTTGTTCAAGGATTAGTTGCTATTGCTGGAGGCATTGTTCATTTTGATAAAAGAGTTATTTTAGAAGCTTTAAATTGTGATGGACAAACTTTTGCTTTAAATACAGCAACAACTGTTAAATGGTCTGTACTTTCAGCAACGCAAGATACTCAAAGATTTAATGCAAATTATTCAACTTCTACAGGGCTGTTTACTGTTCCTGCTGGAGGACTTAAATCTGTAACTATTACTGCTGTGATGCGAACAGATCAATCTACTCAGCCATTATCTTTAAGTGTTATTGCAAATGGATCAACTGCTGCTTATGGATCTTCTGGTTTATCTGGATTTGTAAGGCAAACCTTTGAATTAGGAGATTTGGCAGCAGGAACAACTATTGGCATACAAGCAACTCAAGGTGGTATTGCTTCCACAGGAAATGGCAGTCAATTTAACAATATGTTTATTATGGCTAGAAATTAATATGAATTATAAATGGTCAATTCTTGATCTTTCAGCCGTTGATGGCTTGATTACTCATGCCAAATACAAAGTCAGTCTTACCGATGAAGATCAAACTGTAGAAACTGAAGGAAACTGGTGGTTTCAAGGCACAGAAGCTAAAGTGCCTTTTGATCAAGTTACAGAAGAAATGGTAGCTTCTTGGATTGAACAAGAAACTATGAAAGACGGATTAAACCTTATAAAATCTAGATTAGAGGAACAGTTGAATGTGGTTAATTCTCAAGAAACTGTTATTGCGCCTTGGCTTCCTCAAGTTTTTACACCAAATAGTTAGGAGCTTTAATATGGCAGTCAATCTTTCACCTATTGGTGGCGCAGGATGGCAATTTTTTAACAATGATGGAGTTCCTTTAGCTGGAGGGTTGATATACACCTATTTAGCTGGAACTTCAACTCCTCAAGCATCTTATACATCAGCCTTAGGTAATATTCCTCATTCAAATCCTATAGTATTAGATGCTGCTGGTCGTGTTCCAGGCGGTGAAATTTGGTTAACTATCGGAGTTTCTTATAAATTTGTTATTAATGATTCTAGTAGCGTATTAATTGGAACTTATGACAACATTAATGGTACTGGTTAAGGTGGTCAAGGCTATGTTACTGCAACTCAATCTCAAACAGTTGTGAATGTTCCATTTTCTTATGTTGTTGGAACAAATAACTTAAAAGTTTATGTAAATGGTAGCAAACAAATTATTACACTAAACTATACTGAAACAAGTTCAACTTCAATTACCTTTACTGGTGGCTTGAATGTTGGAGATATTGTGGAGTTTACGCAATGACAAAGCCACTAGACATTATTAGCAGAGCTTTAAAAGATATTGGCGCATTAGAAGCTGGAGAAGTTCCAACGGCTGATGCTGCTCAAGATGCTTTTGATATGCTTAATGACCTGATTGATCAATGGTCAAACGAAGATATGATGGTGTTTAATACCACAGAAATCATCTTCCCATTGATCTCTGGTCAGGTTCAATACACCATTGGCCCTAATCCATCAACTGCAAACTACATTGGGGCATCTTTTACAGGATCTATTGCTGGCAATATTTTAACTGTAACTGGTCTTACAACTGGTGCAGTAGCCCAAGGACAAACTTTAAAAGGCACAGGAATTATTGCTGGCACTAAGATCGTTGAATTTATTACTGGTGCTGGTGGTCAAGTAAATGAAGTTGGTACTTATCGCTTAAACATTACTTATCCAACTGCCGTAGCTTCTCAGCTTCTTACGGCTTATTATCAAAAACCATTGTTTATTGATCAAGCTTATGTAAGGGTAAATACTCAGTCTAATGGACAAGCTGTTCCAAAT